CCTTCTAAAGTGATGAATAATATCACCATTTTTCATATACTCGTTGTATCTCTTTGATTTCATAAACTCATGAACAGCCATCTTTACAGATATAGCATTATTATTTCCTTTTTCAAACAAAGCTTCAGAGTCTTGAACAATTTGATCGTGCTGTTCTTTAGTAATAAAATCTGCGTCTAATTGTCTATCCCAATAGCCTTTCCACATGGCTTCATCCTGTCCCATAATCTTTTCTTGTTCTGTTACACTAGTCATTAATATTACAGGTCGATTCCCACCCTTAATACCAACAATAGTAACAGGATGTTTTGTAGCAATACGATTACCTTGTTCATCCTCTCTTACATATTGAAAGTTTGCCAACTTCTTATTCATTTGTTGGATAAAAGAAGGAGTCCAATCAACCCAATCGTCTTTACCAAAGTTTTTAGACTTACCATCTTTACTCTTACCACTTTTAAAAACCTTAACAATATCATTCTGATATATTCTATATACTTTTCTACCATCTGCTAAAGAATCAACATCGGCAAACGATAGAGGGATATATTTCGATAAATTTCTACCTGTCTTTAAATCTGTACCTTCTTTATATGTTAACCATCTATTGCTTTTTACTCTAGAATTATGAATTTTACCATCAGGGTCTACGTTAGACCAATTAAATGAAGGAGCCGATGATCTTAAACCTCTATTCTGAGGTTGATTCATAACCCAAAATCTTCTTTGATGATTTTCTTGGTTTTGATCTTCAGGTACAAACCCAAACTTACTTGCAACATAATCTGCAAAAGCACTGTAATTGTCCATACCACTAGCAGCTTGTAATAATTCAGCACTATCCTGATTAGTAATATAATCCCCAAGGAATCTTACATAGGTTGAGTTAATAAAATTATAATGCTCATCACCCATCTTTGTATTAGAGTATTTTCCATCATGGACATCCTCAAAATCAATAATTTCTAAACCTTCTGTTGTAGCCTCTTGACTTAACTCTTCATTTAATTCACTTGCTATTGCATTGTAAATTGTTTCAAGACTATGAGACTCAGAGATTTCTTGATAAGCTTTACTTCTTGTTCTTCCTAATACATTGTCCATCCAAGTACCTATACCACTTAGTTGTGTAGCAGATACTTTCAAATCTAAATCATCAGCTTTTTGATTTTGCCATTCGTTAAACCAACTCTTCATAGCATCTCTAGCTTTTGCAGGAAGTTCTTCAATAGCTCTAAAGACAGCTTTTACATAATCATCAAAAGCAATTTGCCACGCTGTGTCAAACTGATTCCACATCTTTTCAAAATGCTCAGATGCAACCTTTTTACTTTTACTAGTAAGCCTTGGGAAGTTCATTGAAGCAGAAAAAGGATCAGGT